GTACGCACCGTGCGTACGTATGCCGCGTAGACCACGCGGTCGCCGACCACGTTCCTCGTCGCCATCGGGTCGGACGAATCGTCATCCGCGACCGTCGACCACCCGGCGAAGGTGAAGTCGTACTGCGCCGTGCTCTCGCGTGCCGGGCCGACGCCGCCGTAGGTGCCGTCCCCGCCGTCCGCGATGGTCTCGGTGTAAAGCGTGGTCGTGCCGTCGTAGGTCTTGTAGGTGAGCACGGAGTTGATGTGCTCATAGCCGATGGTCACGGTCGGATAGCGCTCCATCATGCGGCCCATCCATGCGCCGTCGACGGTGCCCAGACCGGTTATCGTGCCGCCCACCTGCGCCTTGTCCACGTTGCCGCCGCTCTCGTCGATGCCGCGCATAGTGTCCAGCAGGTCGTAGAAGCCCTCCACGTCTTGGGTGGAGGTCACGTGCATCACGAAGCCGGTCAGCCTCACGCGCGACCCTGCGGCCATCTGGGCGAGGATGGCGCGGTACGGTATAGCGTCCCCGCAGCTCTCGACCCTCAGCGTGGTCACGCTCGCGTAGCTCGGCATCGTGAAGTCGGTGATGCCCGCCTGTCCCCGCACCGTGAGGTTCGCGACGGTCGCGGGCAGGTGAAGCGTCCGCAAGGTTCCGCCCGAGGGCAGAGAGACGGACGTGACCGCCGTGCCGTCGAAGAGCGCGGTAGCCAGCCCGGACGCGCCGCCAAGGTCGACGGTGCCGCCGAGCGTCGTGCAGTTGCGTGCGTCCACGCTCTTGAGCAGGGCGTTCGTGCCGACGTGCAATTCGGTCAAGTTGGGGTTGTAGTAGCCGGACTCGCCGCTGCCGACCTTGATGGCCTTGAGCTTGGTCGCCTTGGAGAAGTCCGCGAATCCGACCTTGAGTCCGCTCAGGTCGCCCACGTCCTCTATCTGCGAGGCGCTGTAGACGATGATTTCTGTATCGTTGACGCTGGAAAGCGGGCATACAAGGGTGGTCGGTATGCCGTGCCACCCGCGCTCGCTGACGTAGTAGCTGCCGTACTTGACGGCAGGGTATATGTCTGCGTACGGGGTGACCACGATGTTGGACTTCGCGTAGCCGCGAAGCTGTATCACGTCGCTCAATGCGTCGCCCGCGTTCCACTTGGAGTCGAGGTAGCGGAAGCGGTTGTAGAGCCACCACTTGCGCTGCTCGGCCTTGCTGCCCTGCGCCATCGGCAGGTAGACCGCCGTCGGCTCCTTGCCGGGGTCAGGTTGGGTCAGCGGCGTTATGTACTTGAAATAGGAGTCCTCGTTGAAGATGGCCTCGGGCCACTTGGCCTGATGATCCTCGAATCGCGCCTTGACCGTCGGGTAGCTCAGCGTACCGTCCGAACGAAGCCGCTGGTACATCTGCGTTATCTCGGCGGGGAAGGCGTCGCGCACGTTATTCCACAGGACACTGTTCTGCCCGTTGAAGACGTTCACGCCGCCGTCGAGGTGGTCGGTGTCCTCCAAGTTATAGGAGAACGCCAGGCTTCCTTCGTTGTTACATTCTGTTACTTGATGACCTAGCCATGGCTAGGCGGGGGCGGTTCTTCTCTAAGCGGTCTGGTTACCCCTGACCGCCCCTCTCGCGTTTCTGTGATGCATGGGATATTGCGCGAGTCCAGACTGTTGCATCGCCGCTTATGCGGCGCCCTTTCGCTCAGTCGTTGTAGGCGATGCTTTGTCGTCGCAGTAGAACCATTGCCTCTTGCCGCATCTCTTCGTGCGTCCCTTGAGCGCACGGACGATGTTGCTATGACTGTTGCCGGTCACTCTCTCAGCCTCGCCAATTGAGTCGAAGTACTCAATGTTTCCGTCGTCGTCGACTGAACAGACCTTGCGTGATAGATGAGGATTGCAGATCATTGATTGCCTATGCCTTGCGAGACGCGTCCCATATCGAACGTTGCACAAGGCAGTACACCATTCGAGATTGTCAGCATGGTTGTTGGTCTTATCCTCGTCCTTATGGTTCACTTGCGGGTATCCATTTGGATTTGGTATGAACGCAGAAGCTACCAAGCGATGTATCGGGTAAGTTTTTATGTTTCCATTCGTGTCATACAAGGTGACCGTAAGGTACCCAATACGGGTTTTAATACCCTTTCTGATGGTGCCGTTTGTGTGGTCTACGACATAGCTCTTGACCCTCCCAAGGTTGCTTACCTCGTAACGGCCTTCGTAGCCCTTAATCGGCTTCCAAATCTCTTCCATCAAAAGTCGCTCCTTGCTATGCTCCTTAATCTCGTGTCATACCTATTCTAGCACCTTCCTAGGCGTTGTCCTTCCCATAGGAGTTTCGCCGTATATAAGAAAGGGTTTTTTATACTAGGCACTAACCCTCTCAGGCTGCCTCAATGCCTAGTGACGTGTCCATGTCGTACGGTTCCGCGACGGCCTTTCGGTCGATGGCGGACAGCCCCGTGGCGTCGGAGCCGCTGAAGCCGATGAAGAGGTTCTTCGCTCTTGAGTCGACCATCAGGAACAACTCGGTGAAGATGTAGTAGAAGATGAAGCTGTCGACCTCGGCGTACTTGCCGAACTCGGTGCGGAACCTCGCGAGCCGGTATGCCGCGTCGTCCACGGTGTGCTCGATGCCGTCCACGTCGACGTAGGGCGTCGCTAGCGCTGCGCCCGTTGCGTTGGCGCGATAGGTGGAGTAGACGAATGACTGAAGCTCCTGGAGCTTCGCGTAGTCCGTCCACGTGTCCTCGGGGAATCGCGCCTCGTAGTCGTAGCGCCACCCCTCCTTGGCCTCGCCAGTCGCGGGGTCAACGATCATCGTCTGGTCGAAGTGGTCGGTGAGGAAGAGCATGAGGTCCGAGGTGTTGTTCTGGAACTCCCAGCTTTCCATGTCCCCCGAGTAGCCGTATGGCACCGGTGCCCTTTTAGGAAGATTAAAATTCACCTTCCCGACAAAACTCGTCTCGTTTGTGTCGGTGTTGTGCCAGAAGAGCACGGCGGGACGTCCCCAGATGCCCTTGCGCACCTGTGGGTCAACCTTCTCCTCGGGCCTCTTGTACGGGTCTGCGTCGCAGTAGAGCATCGTCAGCTCGACGTTGTTCGCGCCCTCGGAGCTTGCCACGTCGGCCTTGAGCACGAAGCGGTTGAAGGGCTTGACGCTCGGGTCGAGCTGGTAGTCGTCCGCGTGCTCGCCGCTCTGGATCATGTCGAAGCCGCTTTTGAACTGCAAGTCGTAGTTCTTGCGGGCGTAGGTGGCCGACGACGTTCCTTGCACGTTTATCTGGCACCCGTCGAACGTGAAGCTCTTCGACGGGCTGAGCGGGTCGGTGAAGCTGCCCGAGCACGTCTTCTTGTCGCCCTTGTACTGGGGAAGCTCGGGGCAGCTTACGACGAAGTAGGGCAGGTCGGTCGGTAGCTTGTCTATGACCACCTGGCCGTACTCGTCGTACACGTCGTTGTGGCCGTAACGTGCGAGCATGTCGTCGATGTTCGAGGAGTCAGCCACCCAGTTGCGCAGAACCTGGTAGCGCGTGAGGTCGTTGTCGTACACGCGCACGTGGTACACGTCGACCGCGCAGCCGTTCGCGCCTATCGTGATGCCCACGGGCGTGACCTGCGAGAAGTCGTCGTCTTCTGGGTAGCGGGTGACGCCGCTGATGATGCCGTTGATGTAGACGTAGAGCAGCCTGTCGTCCGTGCGCTTGTCGGCGACGAACGATATCCTCACGTGCTCGTCCTCCTTGAAGCGCGTGGAAATGGTCGTCTGCTCGGACTTGAGCGTTGCCTCCTGCGCCGTGAGCGCGAAGCCGCGCCCGCCGCTCATGCAGTCCACGATCACCGCCGAGTAGTCCGCCACGTCGTGCGTCGCGAACTCGAGCTCAAGCGTCCTGCCCGTGGAGCGCCAGTCGCGCGCGAACGGCTGGTAGGGTATGGTCGCCCTCGCGCCGCCCGCGACCCTGAGCACCGTCGCGCCGTCCTTGTCGAGTACCCACCCGTCGCTGTCGGTGAAGGTGAAGCCCGTGAGCGTGGCGCTGATGCCGTGCTCGGCGTCCTGCCAGACCTCGGGATGCTCCTCGTTGTTGGAGCGCCCGTAGCTCTGCATGTGCAGCGCGAGGCCCTGCGTCTCAGCGTCAACGTCGATGTCAGACTGGGCGACCTCGACCGTGACGGTCTTGGACGCGCGGCCCGACGTGACGGCGAGCGAAAGCGTGCCCGCCCTCTCGCACCTGAGCGCCCACGTCTGACGCGTGCGGTCGACCGTGAGCGTCGCCTTGGGGCTGTCGTTGACCGAGAGCGTGACCTGCGATGTGAGCGAGCCGGGGGTGTAGACGGTGTAGGGAATCTGAAGCGTCTCGTACTGCTGCGCGGTCGTCTTCCAGAAGTCGACGGCCACGATGGGCATGGAGCTGGACTGCGAGACGACCACGAGCGCGTGCGTGACCGCGTTGCTCGTGACCTCGCTTCCGTCCACGGTCGCGGTGAACCACACGCGCAGGTAGTGCGCGCCGTGGGACATGCCGGGGAGCCGCTGCGTCTGCTGACGCCCCGACGCAACGACGTCGGCGGTCGCCACGACCGTTCCGTCCACCTCGAAGGAGACGTGCTTCTCGGCGTTGCCGACGGGCGTGTAGGTATAGTCGACGGGCGTGTTCGCGGCGAAGGTCCCCGACGTGTCGAAGCTCGACGTTATCGAGAGGTTCGTCACGTTTACCGAGAAGGTGATGGTGCGTGAGTTGCCGTACACGTCGGCGACCCTGAGCTTGACCTTGTTGGAGCCTTGCGAGAGCCACTGCGCTGCGTCCAGCTCGATCGCGCCCTGCTCGACGGTCTTTGAGTAGACCTGCGAGCTGCCGACTATCACGGTGAGGGAGCCGTCGCCCGTCGGCATGCCGTCCTCGATGGAGGACCAGTCCACGGAGACGACCACTGGCGCGCCGAGGACGGTGGTGCGGGACAGCCATCCGGTCGTGTTGGTCACGGTGAGTACGGCGTTGTTGCCGCCACCGCCGCCTCCCCCGCCGCCGGACGCCGCGAGCGGGATGCCGTTCGCCGAGCGCACCCCGCGATAGGTCGGGTAGACGTACTTGGTGTCCTCGTCCTGCTCGAGTCCGAGGTCGTCGGGGTCGATGGTGAGGTCGAGCTTGGAGACGGTGTCGTCAAGCCTTCGCACGGTGGCTATGACGCCGCTCGGGTCGAGCTTGTCGTCGGTGACCGCGCCCTCGGCTATCTTGGCGCGCGTCACCGCGCCGTCGGCCAGCTTCGGGGTGGTTACGGACAGCTCGCCCAGCTTCTTCGTGGTCACGGAGCCGTCGAGTGGCAGGATGCCCTCGCTGGCGAACATCGTGGAGTAGCTGTCGGTCTCGTCCGTGAGCGACGCCTCAGTGTCGCCCTCGAACGTCACGCTCGCGAGCATGACGGGCTCGTAGGACACCTGCGCGCCTATGGTGTCCTCCACGGACATGTCGAAAGAGCCGCCCTCCTCCACGGAGACGTCGTAGCTCTCAGACATTCTGCTTCACCTCGGGGAGGAGGTTCTCGACGATGTCGACGAACACCTTGTTGGACGCGTCGCGGTCGGCGTCGGGGGTCATGTAGTTCGCCATCACGCGCACGCATCCGAGCGGGAAGGCAGCGCTCTGCTCCTGTGTGAGCTTGAGGGACACGATGGTGTCGTTGCCCTCGACGACGAAGGTGCAGTCGTCGAACGTGGTGGACTCCTCGCCGGTCGGGACCTTGTTCTTCTTGTTCCATGGCTGGAACGTCATCCAGACCTGCGTGCCGGGCGCCAGCTGGACGTCCTTGAAGCGGAAGGAGAAGGTCGGGGTGGTGTACTGGATCATGTGCCTTGTGTCCTTTCTAGTCCTCGAACATCCAGTCGATGCTCAAGATTTCGCGGCCGGTCAGCTTCTCGAGCGCGTCTGAGTACTTCAGCTTGAAGATGTCGGGCGAGTGCTCGATCATCGCCCACTCGGTTATCTCGGCCTCGTAGCTCTTGAAGTTGGGCGAGTCGAACCTGAGCTCGGTCCGTCCGGTGGGGTTGCCGTTCTCGTCGAGCTCCGCGGTCCCGTACTGCTCGATGAGCGCCTCCCTGCGCTCGAGGTACTCCTGGGTCTCGGTGCGCAGGATGCGCGTGTTCCGCGCCGCCGCGTACCCGATCTTGTCGACCCTGTCCAGGAACGGCTCGAGCGCGGCTATCATGCGCTCCATCTCGATGTTCTTGTAGCTGGTCGGGCCCTTCCTGGCCGGTGCCACCGGCCTGTCCACGACAGGAGGTGGCAGCGGTATGTTCACGCTCACCCGCTCCTCCTTGACCGTGGTTCCTGGGATGTCGCTAGCCACGCGTTGTTACCTCCTCAATCACGATGCCTGACTCGACGTTTGCGCCCTCTGCGGCGGAGACGTCGACGGTTACCTTCTCCTCGGTCTGCCTGTATACGTCCCATCCGTCCCTCTGGTACATGCCGACTTGCTCTGGCTGCACGTAGAAGGTGACGCCGTCCTTCTCGACTCGGTATAGCCTGTCCATTCCCTTGGCCTCCTATATCGCCGTGGTCATTAGTCCCTTGGTGAACTGTATGGTCGTCCTATGCCAATTCAGGCTGAGGTCCTTGCAGAGGCCCGTTACGTTGTAGACGCCGGTGAGGTCCTGATTTGTCCAGTTGGCCGTGATCGAGTCGACGTAGGTGATCGACCCGCTCTGCCCAGTGGTTATGGTCGCGTCGGCACCGAAGTCGTAGTAGCTTCCGATGCCGAGCGGCCCGTTGGTGAGCAGCGCGATGCAGCCTCGGCCTGCAAGGCGCACGCCGAACGTGTTCGTTGGCGTCCAGCGGTTGTTGAACCCGACGTACCCGTGCGTGCTGCTCGCGGTGGCGCCGCCGTACAGGTACCCGCTTGCGAGCGCAGTGTACGTCGAGCCGCTGCCGACGCTTATGCCCGTGGTCGACACGTACACGCCGGACGTCAGCGACTGGAGCGACTGCTTGCCGTTGTATATGGACGTCGAACCGATAGTGAAGCCGCCTATCTCTCCGCTGGTGGCGTCTATCTGGCCGCTGACGACCACTCCCGACGCGTACATCTTTCCGTCGCCGGTGACGCCGAGCTTGTCGCCTATGGCGAAGCGCAGGCCGGACCTCTGCGTCCCGTTGATGGTCCTCGTGAAGTCCTCGCTCGACAGCGCGACCGCGTTGTCGGCGTTGCTCGTGACGGCGCTGCCGGAGTAGATCGCGCTGCCCGATATCTTGAGCCCGCCTATCTCACCGCTGGTGGCGGTTATCGTCCCGGACACGTGCGCGCTGCTCGCGTACAGAGTTCCGCTGCTCGTCACGGCGAACCTGCTGCCGATGGCGAGGCGAAGCCCGTTGCGCGAGACGTCGTCTATCTCCCTCGTGAAGTTGGTGCTCGACAGCGCGACGCATCCCGAGGTGTTCGCGGTGACGCTGTCGCCAGTGTACAGGGCGCCGCTCGCTATCGTGAAGCCGCCGATCTCGCCGGTGGTGGCGGTTATCTTGCCGGTCACGTCGGCGTCGACGACCTTGAACTTGCTCTCCGTGAGGTTCCACGAGCTCCTGCCGTCGGCGCTCTGGATCAGGCCGCGCTTGAACGTCAGGGTGCCGGCGTCGAGGTCTATCACGAGGTTACTCGCCGCGTCGTGTATGTAGCCGGTCTCTATTCTCGCAATTGTCGCCGCGAGTCCGAGGTACCCGTCCGGCGTTATGACGTTGGTCCACACCCAGTCGCCCGCGTTCTTCGTCTTCGAGAAGCGCATGCCGCCGCCCGTCATCTGGACGGCGTACGAAGCCTCCGCGCCCACGGCGGGGTCGGACACCACTCTGTCGTAGGTGACCGTGCCGATGCCGGGGACGAGGTACGTGTGTCCGCCAATGGCGTTCAGCTCTGCGTTGACGTGCTCGAGCAGGTCATTGACGTGGACGATGGTCCCGCCCGACTCGATGTCGGCGAGCCTCTTCGTCACGGAGCCCATGGCGGAGCCGGTGAGCTTCTCTATGACGCCGACCATGTCCTCGACCGTGTTGCCGATGGTGATGTCGGTGCCGGTCTTCGGGGACAGCTCGTCGACCTCCATCTCGGTCACCCTGCCCTGCACCCTGAGCGCCGCCTCTGGGTTGAAGCCGCGGTCGACGCACTGGACCTCGTCGCCGAGCGCGACGCCCTTCACGTCCATGCCGGCCCGCTCGAGCTGCAGCACGTTGGCCTCGTACGTGACCTTGGGACGCGTCCAGTCGTGCAGGTCCTTCAGCCCCGCGTTGTACAGGAGCTCGGGGTCGTCCTCGGAGTACTCCACGATCTTCGTCGGGTAGTGCCACGTGCCGTCCGGGTTGAGCTCGCGGAAGACCTGCGCGGCCTCGTCGTCCTGGATGTAGTAGAGGCCGTGCGGCTCCTCCTCGGTTATGTCGAGGGGCCAGTCGAACTCCGTCACGTCGTCCTCGGCGTACTCCTTCTGGCCCTTGCCGAGCGGCACGACGCGGCAGTAGTACGGTCCGGGGTCGGGCTTGCGGTGTATGCCGACGAGGTCGTCGCCCCAGTCGAAGCGCCTCGTCACGGTCGTCGACCCGAGGTGCGCGAGCAGCGCGACCCTGCGCGTCACCACGCCGGTCAGGTCGACCGATATCTCCGCGTCGACCTCGCCGCCCCACGCGTCCACGACCAGCGCGAGCCGGTCCCACGCGTTCTTCCCTATCATGACGCAGCCCTTGCCGGGCTCGACGTCGGCCACGTCGACCGTGCCGACCGCCCACTTGTCGCTTCCGTCGAGCGCGCAGTCGACCGCGTTTCTAGCGGTGGTGTCGGAGTGGGGCCCCATGCCCGGCTCGTACCTGTCGTACGGCGGGCTGGCGTCGGCGAAGTCGTGCGAGTAGGTGGTGGTGAGGTCCCACTGCAGCGACCACATGCACTCGTACTCGCCGACGGCCGACTTGCCGCTCTCGTGCGAGTGGTCCGGCTCGCTGACGACGTGCTCGCGCCACTTGCCGGACCAGTCGACCGTGAGTATCCTCGTGCCGACCTCGAGCACCCTCGTCGTCGTGAGCATGAGCGTGTGCTCGCCGTTGAGCTTCTCGTGCCTGACCCTGCCGAGCACCTCGGACGGGGCGAGCTCGCCGAGCGGCGCGCAGTCCTTGTCGTAGAGCATCACCCTGCTGGTCGGATATCCCATGCCCTACCACCTCTCGACCCACGTCAGCGTGGCCGTGCCGAGGCCGATGTCCATGGTGACCTCGTGCGTCCCCGGCGTGAGCGCGGGCCAGTCGGACTCGAGCGTGAGCATCGACGTGGCCCCGGCCACCTTGACGACCCTCGTGTCGCAGTCTATCGACACGGCGGTCGCCAGGTTCGTCGGTATGGGCACGTGGACGCGCTCGGCCCCGTCGAACCTGAGGCCCCACGCGCCGGTGGCGACAGTCCTCTTCGCGCCAGGCGCGGCTATCGTGAGCGACGCCGGGCGCGAGCCGCCGACCTCGAAGGTCACGCTGCCGCCAGACGGGACGGTGACCGAGCGGGACTTGCCGACCCTCGTGGGGTCGGGGACGACGAAGGAGAGGGATATCTCCCCTATCCCGGTGTGGCCCTCCCTCTCTCCCGTCGTGACCGACTCGAGGTACGCGTCGTACGTCTGCCCGGCGTGCGTCCTGAGCTCGAGGGTCGACCTCGTGCCGACCCTCGTGCCGAGCAGGTCTACCAGCTCGTCGAAGTCCGACCACTTGGGCAGCATCGCGCGGCAGTCGATGGTCGGGTTCCTCGGGCCGATGCTCACGTCGGTGATCACCGACCCGTCCTTTCCTGGGACGTCCTCTGTCTCTATCCTCGCTGCGGGCGGGTCGTCGTGGACGTACTCGACCACCATGCCGAGGTCCTCGAGGCACAGGTCGCCAAACATCGTCCTCGACGCGGGTCCCATGCGCTACCTCCCAATCCTTGCCGCGGTAGACCTCATGGTCTTCGCGGCTATGATTCTCTCTATCCTGTCCGCGAGCGACCTCAGCTCCTGGTCGCTTCCGAGCGACACCCCGGACAGGTTGACGTTCACCGTTATCGACGCCGGGGACTGCGCTTGCGCACGCCCTTGCGTCCTCGCGAGGCGTGACTCCCTGCCGCGTCCGATGCCGCCGATGGCCTCCATCGCCGAGTCGACGCTCCTCGCTGCGAGCTCCCTCGCCTCCTCGCACGCGTCCTGCATGACGCGCAGCATCTCGTAGCTGGACGAGCGCACGTTGTCGACCATGGAGGACATCGGGTCGAAGTCCCAGTCCATGGCTGCGACCTGCTCGCGGAGCGCCATGAGCTCGTCCAGGGGGTCGTCCATCCGCACGTCGGAGAGCGACGACACGTGCCTCGCGACGTCGGAGAGCTCCCTCTCGAGGAGCGGCATCGCCCTATCAAGGCCACCGGCGAGGTTCTGGCCCAGGTGGTAGAACCACACGTCGTCATTCTTGAGCGGTCCGATCTTGGGCTTCGAGTGACCTAGCATGTTGGCTATGAACCCGGCGATTCCAGTTATCGCCGGGTTGGCGAATTGGTTCCACGCGTTGTTGATTCCGTTGGTGAAGTTGATGAGCATGTCCCAGCCCCATGACTCGGAGCTGGCGGCAGGCGTGCTCATCTCTGTGCTGATGGAGTCCTTCAGGTTGCTTACGCGCGTCTCGACGCTGCCGGCGCCGGAGTCGACCTCGCGGAACATGTTGTCGAGTCCGATCCTCGCGCCCGACTCGGCGCTGCTCCACATGCTGCCGCTCTCGCGGTCTATCGCGTCGCGCAGGCTGACGAAGTCCCCGGACACGCTGTCCTTCATGCTCGTCGCGTCGGACGTGACGCTGTCCTTCGCGGAACTCGCGTCGTTCTTCACTCCGTCGGACGCCTCTCTGACCGCGCCGAGCACCTTCTCCTTCATCGTGAGCACCTTGTTGCTCACGTGCGACGACGCCGTGGACGCGGACTTCTTCACCTCGTCGGACGCGGACTGCGCCTCGGTCTTGGCGGTCGTCGTCCCCTCCTTGAGGTCCTTGAGCGCTAGGTCCTGCTTCGTCTTCAGGTCGGTGAGGATGTCCTCGTTGGTGCGCTTCTGGTTCTTCAGGATGGCCTCGTTCGTGGCCTTGCGCTCCTTGAGCCTGTTCTCGTTGTGGAACTTGATGTTCTGAAGCTCGTCGGCCTGCGCATACTTGAGCGCGTTGAGCTCGTCGGTGTTCGCGAGCTTCACGGCCTCCAGTTGCAGCGAGTGCGCCGCCTTGAGCTCCTCCAGCTCAAGTTGGTTCGCCGCCTTGAGCTCGTCGAGCTGGAGCGCGTGCGAGTCCTTCGCGGCCTGGAGCTCGTCGTCGAGACGTTGCTTGTATTCGTCCTCGGCAAGGTCGTGTGAGTCCTTGGTCGCCTGGAGCTCGTCGTCGAGCTGCTGCTTGAAGTCGTCGAGGCGCTGGTCGTCCGCGTCCTTGCGGTCCTGCGCTATGTCGTCGAGCTGCTGCTTGTATGCGTCGTACTCGTCGGAGAGCTGCCCTTGGAGCGCCTCGAGCTCCTCGGACCTCTGCTTCTGGTAGGCGTCCTTGCGGTCGTCGTAGTCCTGCTTGAGCTGGTCCTTGCGCTCGTCGAGGGCGTCCTTGAGGTTCTCCTTCTGCTTCTTGAGGTCGGCTATCTGGTCGCTGCGCTCCTCCTCGTTGCGCTTGGTCTGCACCTCGAGCAGGTACTCGTTGAGCTTCTCCTCCGCCTCCTGGCGCTTCCTGCGCGACTTGGCCCGGTCGACCTCCTTCTGCAGCTCGGCTATCTTGTCCTGCTGCTTTCGGTGCTCGAGCTCGCGCTTCTCGGCTTCCGTCTCGGCCTGCAGCTGCTCGATCTTGTCGTCTATCTCGTCGATGCCGGACTGCTTCTCGAGCATCTTGAGCTGGGCCTTGTACTCGCGCTCCATCTCCTTGATGCGTGCGTCGGTCGCGTCCTTGAAGTCGTCGACCAGGTCGTCCTGCGTCTTCTTGTAGTCCTTGAGCAGCTTCTCGTTGTGTCGCTTGAGATCCTTCTGCTCCCTGTCGAGCGCGTCCTTGAGCTCGTCGTACCTGGCGTCGTTGGAGCGCTTCTGCTCCTTCTCGATGGCGTCGTTCGCGGCCTTGTACTCCTTGAGCTTCTGGTCGTTCGCGCGCTTGATGGCGTCGGCCTCTTTGTCGAGCGCGTCCTTGAGCGCGTCGTAGGCGGCGTCAAGCTCGCGTTTCCTCTGGTCCTCCTCGGCGTCCAGCGCGGACTTGAGCGCCTCGTACTGGCGGTCCAGCTCGCGCTTCCTCTGCTCGTACGCGGCGTCGTAGGCGCGCTGGGCGAGCTTGTACTCCTCGTCGTACTGGCGCTTCAGCGTGTCGTACTCGGCGTCCTTCTCGGCCTTGAGGTCGTCGTACTCGTCGTCCAGCTCCCGCTTCTTGGCGGTGTATGCGCGGGCGTTGGCCTCCTTGAGCGCCTCGATCTGGTCCTCGGTCGCCTCGGTCGCTACCTCGGCGGCGTCCGCGAGGTCGACGGCCGCGCTTGCGGCCCCGGACAGGCCGGACCGGAGGTTGCCGGCACTGAGTCCGCACCGCTCGAGCGCGGACGCGAGCGCGCCGACGGTCGAGCCGCCCTTCTCGAACAGCTCCTTGACCTTCTCGCGCGTCTCGTCCGCGACCTCGCCCCACTCCGTCATGGACATGCCTGAGCGCAGGATGCCCGCATCGAGGGACTCGAGATGGAACTTCGACGCCCCGGTCTGCTCGACCAGCTGCACGAGCGCCTTGTCCGACGCCTCTATCTTGCTCTTCAGCTCGTCGATGTCGATTGCCGCCTTGTGTGCGGCCCCGGCACCGTTAGCCATGGACGCCGTGTAACCGTTGGACGTCTCCGCGAGCTTGGCCGAGACTTCGGCGTTCGCCTTCTGCGCATCCGTCAGCTGCTCGTGGAGCTTTATGTTGTTGGCAAGCTCCTTGTCGTACTCCTCCTGCGCGAGCTGCTCGCGCGCGTACGCCTTGTACGCCTCCGCCGCGCCTCGTATCTCGTCGGCGGTTGCGCCGAGCTGACCGCCCTGCTCGCTCAGAAGCTCGATGTTGGTGCCGACCTTGTCGTTGATCTGCTTCACGGCGTTCTCGAGCTCCGCGTGCTGCTCGGCAGTGAGCTTGCTCCTGCCGCCGAGGCGCTCTATGACCTCGAGGTAGTGGTCTATCTTCGCCTCGTCGGTGCCTATCTCGCCCCAGGCGTCCCTCATCTCGCTTGCGAGCTCGGCCTGCGCCTTGGTCGTGTCCTCTATCCTGTCGCGCAGCCCGACGAGGCTGTTCGCGGCGTTCTCCGCTCCGGCGGCGTACTGGTCGTATGCCGTCCTCGCCTCGCCCATCGCGCTCGTGAGACCTGCGGTCGCTTCCGTCATGTTCTTCTGGTGCTCGGCAGCCTCGTCGAACGCCTCCTGAACCTCGCCGATCAGCGCGAGGAGGGCGGTTATCGCGGCGACGGCGCCGACCGTCTCGATGGCCGTTCTCATGGCGGCGACGGCCTTCACGACGCTGCCAGCTGCGAGGTTGGTGCCTTCCAGCGCCATGGTCGCCTCGCTCGCACCGGTCGCCATCTGGGAGAACGCCGCCTTGGCTATCTCGATGAGCCCGTGTCCGCCGAGATGCTCCTTCAGTGCCAGCACCACCGGGAACACGGCGCCGATGGCGACCGCGAAAGCCCCGACGGACGTGATCACGCCGCCGAGGATGCCGCCTTGGTTCAGCGCCGCGAACAGGTTCGTCAGCGCTGTCAGCGCGGACGCGACGACGTCCATCACGGGGACGAGTCCGTCGCCGAGGCCGGCCGCGAGGTTCTGCGCGTTGTTCTTCATTATCGCGAGCGAGCCGGAGAAGCCGTCGGACTTGTTCTGCGCCTCGCGCGCCGCGTCGCCGGCCTGACCCCACTCGTCGCCGATTCCGTTCCACGCGTCGACGGACATCTCAAGGGACTTGTCGAGGTTGTCGATGGTCTGGGACAGCGCGAGCATGGCGGTGGACTGGCGCACCGACTTGATGCCCACGGACTCTAGCGCGTCGATGGCGTCGGTCGAGTCGTCGGTGAGTCGCTCCAAGCCCTTGACGAACGACTCGAGGGCTTCCGACGAGCTGGTCCTCCACGACTGCTCGAACTTCTCGGCGCTCATCCCGGCTATGTCGGCGAACGCCTGCAGCGTCTTGCCGCCGCCCGCTACGGCCTGTCCTATTCCCGTTATTGTCTTCGTGATTGCGGTTGCGGCGGATTCGCTCCTCATGCCAGTGCTTGCGATGGCCGCCGACCAGGACAGCAGCTCGGGCGTCGTCATGCTGGTGACGTTCGCAACGGCCGCCATGCGCTGCGCGACGTTCATGATCGCCGACTCGGTGGTGGCCGTGTTGTTGCCGAGGCGCACGAGGGAGTCTGCGAAGTTCTCGAAGTTGTCGTAGCTGAAGTCGGACATGATGTTGGACAGCTGGCCCATCTGGAGCGCGATGTCGCTCGCACCTATGTCCGTGGCTATGTCGAGGTGCGACGCGACCTCTCCGAACGACTGGAGCTTGTCTACGGTCACGCCGAGCTGACCACCAAGCGACTCCATCTCCAGGAGCGTGTCGGACGTGACGGCGTTCGTCTGGGAAAACCTGACGGCCTCCTCGCGGAGCGCCCTGAAGTCCTCCTCCGTGCCGTTGACCGTCTTCTTCATGTCGCGGAACGCGGAGTCGACGGTGTTCGCGGAGTCGACTATCTCGCGGCCCGCCCTCGCGGCGAGGTCCGCGACCCTGTCGACGGCCTGCTGGAACGCAGCCGCGTAGTCTGACGAAGACGCCCCGGTCGCGTCGGTGACTGCCTTGAGCGTGTCCGCCCTGGCGTTCGCGAGGTTCTCGATGGCTTGCCCGCTGAACGCCGCCTGCATGTCGGAGCCGACGTCTTCGAGCGCGGAGTCGAGGGACAGCACGTAGTCGCGCAGCTTCTTGATTTCGGGACTCAGCTCGGACTCTATCGAGTCGTCGGCCGAAAGCACGGCCTCCTCGAGGCCGGCGAGACCGTCCTTCCTCATGGCGTCCGAGAGGGCCTTCCTCGCCTCGTCGGACGCCCTCTTCACCCTCACAAACGCGTCGGACGTGCGCTTGACCGCCTCCTCGGCGGTGCCGAACGCCGACGTGACCTCGGTGACGTCTTCGGAGCTGAGCGACTTGATGGCGGAGTCGATGGCCTTGATGCGCTCCTTGGCTATCTCGGCGGCGTCGCCGAGCGCGTCCGTCGCGTCGGTCACGGCGGCCGTGTTGGTCGGGTCGAGCTTCGACCACTTCTGCAGGGCCTGCGCCCTCGCGGCCGCGGACTCGAACGCGGAGCCGAGCTCCCTGACCTCCCTCAGCGACTCGCCTGCGGCGTCCTCCACGCCCTGCATCCCGGTGAGCTTCGCGAGGGACTCGTACGCCTTGTCGGACTCGGTCTTCGTCTTGGCGAGCTCGCCCGACACGTCCTCGATCTCCTTGCGTATCCTCGCGGACTCGAGCGCGGAGCTGGCCTTGCGCGCCGCCTCCTCCGCCGCAGCGAGACGCGACCTGTAGTCGGCGAGCCGCTGGTTCAGCTGCTCGACCGAGCGCACGTGCTCCTCGTTGAATATCGCCGCGCGCTCGTCGTCGGAGAGGATGCGCTTGTTCTCGTCCGCCGTGGCGTTGAGCTTGGCGAGCACCGTCTCCACGTGGGCTATCTTGCCCTGCAGGTCGTTGTACTCGCCGCCCGCCTTGTCCGCGGCCTCCGACGCCTCGAAGAGCTGCTGGGTGGCGGACTTGAGCGGGTCTATGTCTATGTCCTTGGCCCCGAGCGCGTCGAGCCTCTGGGACAGCGTCTCGGTCCTCTCGACGGCGACCTGCCCCGCGGACGCGTACGCCGTGATCGCGGCCTCGAGCAGCTCGAGGTTCTCCGGCCTGGCATTGAACGCCGACTCAAGCGCGGCGCCGAGGGACGCGAGCGACCCCTGCGACTCGCCGAGGGCCTTGGCGTTCGCCATGACCTCGGCCAAACCTTGGGACACCTCGGACGGCAGCCCCATGTCGGAGAGGACGCGGTTGAACCTCTCCATGGAGGACTCGCCCTTGGCTATCTCCGCGACGAGGTCCTGGAACTCGGTGACGAGCGTCCATCGCTCGGTCTCGTCCTGCGCCGTGGCGAGCGCGGCCTGGAGCCGCTCTATCTCCTCGCCGAAGCCCTGTATGCGCGTCCTGTCGAACGCCTCCACGCCGAGCAGGTCTGCCATGTCCTCGAGCGCGTCGGTCATGGTCTTCACGTCGGTGTTGTCGTTGGCGAAGTTGAACGTGACGCCCTTCAGCTGCGACGCCTTCTCGACGAGCTTGTCCAGCCCGTCCGTGCTGTCGCCGGCCTTGCCTATGGCCTCTATCAGCGCATCGACGGCCTTCTCGTCCTGCGCCACGTAGGACGGCAGCGACGCGAACAGCTCCTTGACCTTCTCGGCTGAGGGGACGCCCTCGGACAGGTCGAGCGCCGCGGCCACCCTCGCAGACTCCACCTTCGCGGCGGACTGCGCGAGCGAGGTCACCTCGTTGTGCATGGACGCGAGGGACTCGGTGGCCTGGTTCATGGTGGCCCTCGCCTGGGCCAGCTTCATGGATGCGTTCTCGACCTCGCCGCCGATGTTGCCGAACTCGTCGCTCACCTTCGCGAGCTCCGCGACCGTGGTCTGGAGCCCGTTGTCGTCGAGGATCTTCCTGCTCCCGGTCTCGTCCATCGCGTCCCTGAGCTGGGCGAGCCTCATGGCGGTGTTCTGCGCCTGGTTCTCCACGAAGCCCATCTTGAGCCCCAGCGCCTCGACGTTCGCCGGGTCTAGCCTCAGCGCCTGCTCGAGCTTCCTCAGCTCCTGCTGGGTCCCCGATATGGCTCCGTTCGCCGTCTTGAGCGCCTTGGTGAGCTTGGTCGTGTCACCGCCGATTCGGATGGTGAGGCCGCGGTAGCTCTCGGCCATCGGCTCCCCCTTCCCGGCGTAGCTAGAGCGAGCCGACCCCCGCCCACGCCTTTATCTGTGCGAACGTAGCCTTCTTCGGCTCGTTCCTGCTCTTCTCCGCGCGCCTGTACGAGCGCGCCTTGGCTTGGAGCATCATCACCACGCGGCCGAGCGACATCTTCCTGACCTCGGAAATGGACAGCCCTATGGTCAGGGCGGTGTTGACGATCTCCGTGTACGGCAGCTCGCCGTCGTCTCTTCTGCTTTTGCTAGCTGGTTTTTCCGGAGGCAGCGGCTCCGGATCGAAACGAACCTCTCAGCAGCTCGCGCGCCACCTCGACCGCGAGCTGCCTCATGTCAGGCTCGCACCTGGTCAGGCCCTTGGACCATTCCCTGTACGACGGGACGGGGGTGAACTCCCTTCCCTCGTCCGCCCTGACGTCGGCCTCGGTCCTGAGCATCGCCCAGAGCGCCCTTATGGACGCCGGCCAGTTCGTCTTCGTGTAGTCGATGGTCGCCTCGATGTGACCGTCGTCGGTCACCCTCACCTTGTCTCCGGTGTTGACCTTCACCACGCCCATGACGTCAGCCGCGAGGTCGCCCGTGACGAGGGGTGACGGGTCGTTCGCGAACTCCTGCTCGTAGAGCACGTATGTCCAGAGCGTGCAGCGGAAGTCGACGTCTCCCGCTCCGTAGTCGATGGTTGCCAAGTGTCGCACCTCCTAGTGGTGTCCGTAGAAAGGCGCGCACCGCACGCATGCGATGTGCGCCGTCGCTTCGGACGCCCCTCGGTCGCCTACGCCGGCGAGACGCCGGGCTGTGGGACGCTGGTAAAGAACTTGTCGTACGCGTTGTGCGGGGTCTCCTCGTCGGTGCATGCCGCGCCGAGCACGGGCACGTCCTCGCCGTCGATGTAGAAGTCCTTGCCCGCGAACGTGATGGAGCACGAGGTGGTGTTGACCTCGGTCTGCTCGGTGGTCGTCGCGTGGCTCGCGCCGGGGCGGGCCATGGTGCCGCCGTAGCGCACTCCGCGCAGGTGGACCTCGTTGCCGTCGTCGTCGGCGCCCTCCACCTGGTAGCCCATCGCGAAGCGCGGCCTGCGCGCCTTCACGGGGACGCAGAGCAGGCCGGACGTCTGGTCGCGGAAGTACCCGAGCAGGTCGATCTTCGCCTGGTCAGAGAGCAGCGCGAGCTCCACGGTGGCGGAGTCATTTGCGGAGCCGAATGAAACGTAGTAGGCGACGTTGTCGGCATAGAACGTGTTCTGGGACTCCTGCGGCTCGAACGACACGTTTACGGCGCCGGCCATGGGCTTCCACTCGCCGAAGCCGTCCTCGGTTTCGAGCGCGTACATGACGTGGGAGGCACCGAACTCAACCTTCTGTCCCATTGTCATTTCCTCCTTTATCGGCTTCGCCGGACGAGCGACAGCCGGTAGTCGTAAGTGATGCAGCTCTCCCCGTCGATGAGGTCGGCCGAGTAGAGCTTCCATGTGCCGAGCTCGTCGAGCGCCCTCTCGAACTCGGTGACGAGGCCGGGGTCGTTCTCCTCCATGAGGAGCTCGATCCGATACCTCGGTATCAGTGCGTAGTTGTGGTTGTCCGCGTACCTCTCGCCGCCGTTGATGCGGCGGTAGGCGAACCATGGGAGGGGCGGCGCGCTCCCGAGGGGCCACCCGTGCATGACGCCGGGGCACACCTCGGACAGGACCGAGTAGAGCCTCGCGTTCGCGGTCTCGTCAGACATCGCGCAGCACCCCCTCGACGGCCTCCGCCGCCATCCTCTCGACCTCGGTGAACGCCTCGTCGGCTGCGGGCGCTATGTGCGGGAAGGCCGGGACGGTTCCTCCGCCGACCTTCGCGTGACCGTTCTCGAGCAGGTGCGCGAGCGGGTACATCGTCGGGCTTCCGGCCTCGGCTGCGGGGTGGTCCTCGGAGCCGTCCGTCACGTGCGACCGTATCGACCTGCGGTAGCTGCCCGTCTTGTACGTCTTGCCGTGCTTGCGGTACGTCTCGCCCTCGCCGAACTCATCCTTGGCGTTCCTGCGCCAGAGCTTGGCCGCGACCTTCGCGCCGTCCGACACGACCTTCGGGGTGACCTTGGCGACGCCGTCCCCGACGTTGCCGAGCATCCTCTCTATCGTCTCGGCGAAGCGGTCGGCATCTATGTCCATCAGTCGTTACCCAGCCTTCGCCGAATGATCATCTTGAGGTTCTCGCCATCGCTGGTGGTGGCGATGACCTCCATCTCCTTGCCGTGGAAGACGACCTGGTCCTCGCCCTCGTAGTCGACCTCGCGGACGTAGACGACGTGCATCTCGCGAAGCCCCGCCTCGGGCACGGACTCTCCCGACGTGATGCGCACCTCCGACGAGCGGAGCTGCGACATTGTCATCAGGCCGAGGGTGCCGTGGTTGCAGTAGACGACCCTCTCGGACCTGTCTCCCTCGTGCCACGCGCCCTCGTCGTCCTGCCACGCGTCCCGCGCTGACAGCAGCGTTATCTCGTCGTTCCACCTCATGGCGTCGTCTCGCAGTAGTCGCACTCGTTCATCGAGCTGTTGAGCATCGACCTGACCGCCCACTGGTACGACTCCCAGAACTTCTCGCTGTCGGAGTTGTCGAGGCCGTACCTCGACTTGCAGAAGGCCATGACGGCGTACTTCGCCATCGGCCCCATGCGCGACTCGTCAAGCAGCTCGTCCTTGATGCCGACGCGGCGCATGTCGTCGATTGCCGCGTCTATGAGGAGCTTCACCTCGTCGTCGGTGATGGTCGACTTGACCCTGAGCGAGACCTTTGCTTCGTCGAGGAGCGACATGGCTACCCCCTGAGCGCCCGCACGAGGTCCGCCCTCTTGGCGTTCCTCGGGACGTCGACGCCACGCTCCTCGGCGAGCGCCCTCAGCTCGGCCACCTTGAGCGACTCGAGGTCGGGCTCGTCGACCGTCGCGTCGTCTGCCACGAACTCGACGTAGCCGGGAAGCACGTGCGCTATGTGCGAGGCGCGGGCCTCGGTGGCGTCGAAGACGTCACCGGGCTCGCGGTCGGTGTCCTCCTGAAGGTCGCGGAACGGCTTTAGCACCTTGACCTTGACCATGTGGCCTCACCCCGCCTAAGCGGACGCCTTCTTCTTGAGGATGACCCAGCCGAAGGGGTTGTGGACGCGGCCGTCCATGGCGACCAGCATCTTGGTCTTGTAGGTGTTGGTCTCGTGGTCGGTCCAGGACACGGTGCTGAGCTGCAGGCCGGGCTGCTCGTTGACGGTGTAGTTGCGGGGGTTGCCGTAGACGCCGATGATGTCGCCGACCTCCGCGGAGTCGAAGTCGGGGAGGACGCTGTTGGGCATGGGGTCGACGGGGCCGACGCCGATGATGGAGGGGCCGTGGTCCTCGGACAGCGGGTCGTAGATGCCGATGGGCTGCTTGTTGTCGTCCTGGAGCAGGTTGATGTGGTTGCCCCAGGTGCCGTCGGCGATGATGAGCTCGCCGCGTCCGCGGTACAGGCGGTTGAACCTGCTGTTGTAGAGCAGCGACTTCCAGAACCTCCAGTCGTCGACCATCCTCGCGTCGACCTCGACGATGGTGGCGCGGCCCTTGCCGGTGCCGGTGGTCTGCTTGTACCAGTTGGGGAGGGTGGACGCGTTGCCGAGGCCGTCGGAGCCCACGAGGCGAAGGTCGTTGATGATGCCGCGCGGCTGCGTGGTGCCGTTGCCCTTGAGCACGGCCTCGTCGGCGGCGTTGCCGAAGCACTCGCCGAGGGCCTCCGCGAGCTGGTCGTAGCGGGCGTCCATGACGGCCTGGGCGAGCAGGGAGCGCGCGTGGCGCGCCTCGAACTGGTGCCAGCCCCAAGTGAAGACGTCGGGGTCGTAGTCGTCCTGGTAGGGCGAGGTCTCCTTGTCGCCGATCCACGCGCCGGTGATCGCGAGGTCGAGCTCGGACACGGCATACATGCCCTGGAAGTTGGTGTGGTTGACCTTGGGGTACAGCACCGCGAACTCGCGCATCTCCTTCTGGACCTCCTGCGAGAGGGTGAAGGGTGCGGCAACGAGCGCGCCGGTGGTGTTGACGAACGTCGGGTCGGTCATGTTGGTGAAGTCCGCGTTGATGCTCACGGGGGTGTTCGCGCGCTCCTGCAGGGCCTGGTACACCATGTTGGAGGGCATCGGGGCCTGGCGCATCACGTGGTTGGCCCACGCCTCGCGGTACTCGGCGGTGTCGGTGTAGTGCTGGGAGGTCTCGCGGTTGCGGGCACGGAACTCTCCGGCGGGCTTGGGCGCCTCGGCCCCGGAGGTGGCGACGACGTTGCCCGCGCCGGACCTGACGGCCTCGACCTGGGTGTTGAACAGCTCGTTCGCCATGGAGCGGCGCTGCGCGTCCCTCTTGATGAGGTCGACCTCCTCGGAGAGCATCTCGTCGGTGACGCCCTCGGGGAGGGTGTCGGCGTTCAGGAGGTCCATGACCTCCTGCTTGCGGGCCACGAACGCGTCGTGGTCCAGCGCCCTGTACTGGGCGGCGGTGTAAGTCACGAACATGTGGACTCACCTTTCTCTAGCGTCTGCGTTGGCTTCGGGGCGATGGGCGTCCCGTGACGCGGCTCTCCGCCGTCGTCCCCCGCACGTCGCGGCACCTCCTGCCGCTCTGCCGCCACTCGGTCGCTCCGCCGAGAAAGGCCGTGCTTGCTTATGTGCTGCCCTGTCGGGCGGTTCACCTAGATGTCTATGAGCTGGAGCGCGAGCATCCTGCGCTTGCGGCGCATGAGCGTCTCGTCTATGAGCTCCTGGCTCGGCTCCTCGTCCTCCTGGCAGTCGCGCTTCTCCTTCTCCTCCTCTGGCGGGACGTCGTCCTGGGCCTTGCGCTCCTTGGCACGGCGCTCGAGGGCGTCGGCGAGGGCGTCGAGCTCGTCGTCGGTGAAGGCTGGCTTCGTCAGCTCGCGCATCTCCTCCTGCTCCGGCTCGGGGTCGTGCTCGGCGGCCTGCTCGATCTCGCGCCGCTTGTCGCGCGCCTCGATGATGGAGTCATGAAGAGACCGAGCAGATATCTCGGTGCCGTCGTTAGCTGGGAATCCGGCAATTGGGCTCACGTCGTACAACTTCGCTATTTTGGTGATACGGGTGTGGATGACTCCTTGCTTGTCCTCTTCCCACTCGAAGCCGTCTTCAGCGATGGTGAAGCCGAACGACATGCGGTCGATGAGACCGTTGTTGATCGCCTCATACAGCTCCTCGCGGCCACGCTTGGAACCACTGAGGTCTGCAACGCAATGTCCGCCGTGGTCGTCGGTGGTTATCTGGAGAGAGCCGTTACGGTTCCTCGCATAGACAAATCCGTTGTGATTGAGTTGTAGGATCACGTCAGACATGTCGCATCCCACGAATGCCTGCGGGTCAATCTCCTCGTAGTAGTCAGGAAAAAGCTCATACGGCTCCCTGAAGGTACAAAAGTAGCCGCGTACGGAATACGACTGCTCTTGGCCGTCGGAGGACTCTCGCACCTCCGGCTGGAAGCTTTCGACAGCGAAGTCCCTGTACTGTCTTTCGCTCGGGCGGTAAGGCATCTCAGCCTCCTTCTCTAATAAAAAAGCCACCGTGCGGTGGCTGATTGCTAGGCTGCTTCGTCGGCGTATCGCCAAATGAAGCCATAAGCTTGCTTGTATTTACCTCGTGCGCAATTTCCGATGCTTGACGCCGCGAACCCAGTCTTCTCCTCGGCGTCTTTGAGGCTTTCGTAATGACCCAATAAATTGCCGTCGAAGTCGTACTGGTCGACTGGACACCTCTTTATCTTCGTGCTCTTGTATCGCGATTCGCTTACCTTGCGCCTAGTCTCTTCTGAGAGCTTACGTCCGGTTCGCGATTCTCGTATCCTTTGACAAGCATCTTCGGAATGATGTCTGCCGTACATCGGATTGCCGTCGCCAGTACGGTCGGCACTCATCTTTCTGCGAGCTTCTTTAGACATGCTGGTAATTGGTATCGTCCCATCCTCAATACCACGCTTTAATGTCTCGCTTATCCTTCGCCTCTGCTCACGTGTGACGACACGACCAGTGCTGATACTAATGAGTCGCTGTTTATGCTCCTCTGACATTGGAACTCCGAGACAACCGCCTCCGCCCTTTGTCAGGTTGTAGCCATGTTCGCTATTGAATGTGTCGTACTTGGCAATGTAGTGCTGCTCGAACAAATCTGCGACCTTCTTTGAATGGACGACGCAGAATATGTCGTGTCTGAAATTCTCCCAACCGTACTTTGCTATTGCTCTTGAGAAGTATGGCTGCTCCTTATATCCGTGCCCATGAGACCACCTAGCATTCAGTCTCTGGCACGTCTGCCCTATGTACCGCTTGCCGTTCGGCGCGGTGTGGCAGTAGATGTAGAACGGTCGCTCCGCCGTCATACACGCTCCCTATACTGAAAAAGGCGACCCTCCCGGATCGCCCTGTCTACTGCTTGCTGCCGCTGTGCTCGCCGCGACGTCAACCATCTGCTGAAGTGTCATCCGCGTCCCCCTCGGGCGGCTCGTCGAGGTCGGACAGGTCGTCGTCCCACCCGTGGTGCCAGCCCGAGTTGCCCCAGCCGCCGTGGCTGTAGCCAGAGCGGCCACCGGACTCCGCGATGATGTTGTTCTCCCTGTCCATGACGTAGTACTCGCCCCTGACCATGTAGACGTCCCCGTTGGGGTCCCTCGGGAGCTGGAATATGTCGCGCACCTCGTTGCGCGTCCCGGTTCCGGTGGTGGTGAGGAGCCCGGCGACCTTTATCTTCGCGTCGGTGGACGCGTACTCGAGGTAGGAGCTCGAGAACATGATCCGGTTGCCCTTGCGGATCTGCGTGTCCGTGAGGAGCATCTTCGTGAGGACCGTGCCGAGCTGGATGGCCTTGGTCTCGATGCACGACTCGTAGAACGCGTTCCACTGCTGGTCGGTGAAGTCTCCGTTGAGTATGTGCTCGTTGATGGTGAAGTAGGCGAAGAGGACCCTGTCTATGCGGGCGACCATGTCCTCGTCGGCGACGAAGCTCTTGTTGTCGACCTGCCTGATGTCCTCGAAGGTCTGGTCGTACACCATCAGGCCGGTCTTGTTGGACGGCCCGAGGTTCTGGTCGCTGAACCGCTTGCGCTTCGTCTCTATGTCGCGCTCGTGGACCATGCCGGAGAGCTTGCCGATGAAGCGTATGTCCGCGCCTGTCTTGAGCGCTATCTCCTCGGCCTGCCTCTGGGCGTCCATGAGCCGCAGCGTCGGCGTGAGCGGCTCGTTGCCGCCGCCGAAGAACTGGGAGTCGCGCTTGAACCTTGTGAGTATGCCCACGTGATAGAACGGGAACGCCTGCACGTCCCCGGTGTCGGTGTGGAACCGCAGCCACGGCTCCCCGTCGTACTCGATGACCTCGGTGTAGCTCGGCTTCATGGGCCACAGCGCGACGATGTTGCCGTCCCTGTCGTAACCCGGAACGATGTACGAGGTCGTGTCCAACAGGAGGTTCGTTATCACCGCCTTGATGAAGTCGGGCCACGTCTGCATCTCGTTCGGGTTGGACGTGAACAGCCTCTGCACCCTCGGCAGCGACCCGCCCGACCCTTCCGGGGTGACGAACTCCGGCTTGAGCTTCGCGCAGTGCGTGGATATGCACTCGACGATCGCCCTGGTCTGGGCCTCCTCGTACAGGCTCCCGTCCCATGACGCGAATCGCGGCGCCCACTCGGTGAACGTCTTGTATCCCTGCGTCACGGCGACGTTGTCCTTCTTGCCGTTGAGGATGTTCCTGAGAGGCTGCGGGACTATCTTGTCGAGTAGTCCTGGCATGGCGTCCCTTCGACGAAACAAAAAAGAGCCTAGCCTATCGGCATGGCTCTCCCATGTGTCCCATACTAGCACAAACAAATATATTTGTTAACCATTATTTTAACTTTCCACAAGTGCGTCGCCCTCGGGCGGCACCCACCCTATCGACGACAGGTAGCCGTCCTTGAACTTGTTGAACGCGGCGAGCGAGTACAGCTCGGCCATGAAGCCGTCTATCTTCTGGTGCGGCTGCAGGTCCTTCTTCTGGACCTGCACGTTCTCCTGCGGGTCGACCCTGACCTGCACGGACTCGCGGTTGTGGTGCAGGCACGGGTTCGGGCATATGACCCTGTGCGCCTTCAGGTCGAGCTCGTGCTCCCTGACGAGCGGCGATATCGCCTTCATCGTCGGGGGCACGGGGAGCGTGCGGCTCTCGCCCACGAACCTCCTCAGCTTGTCCTGCTCCAGGTCGCCCACGTGCCACGAGTCGTACCCTATGCAGTATGGGTACATGCCCTCGTTGACCAGGTCGCTCATGAAGTCTATGGCGCACTGGATGCCCACACGGTCGCCCTCGACGATGTCGACGTAGTGCCACGTGGTGTCGCCGAACTTCTGGCCCTGCGACGACCAGAAGAGGTACGGGACCCTGTCCTTCTGCTTCGCGTCGGTCTGCGTGTTCATCATCGCCGAGGCGATCCAGAACTTCGCTATCTCGTATATCCTGTCGTCGCCCGGCACCTTCCACCTCGCCACGCAGCTGCACAGGTCGTAGCGCACGGCGAGGTCGAGGCCGATGCACACGTACGGCGGCACGCCGATCGCGTCGAAGTCTATGGGCGTGTTGTTTATGCAGTCCGCCGGGTTCAGGAACGCGCTGTACGACCCGCTCCTCAGGCAGAACTCCTTCGTTATGACCGACGGGAGGCGTCGCGGGGACTGCTGCGCCTGGCGCACGCGCTGCACGAGCCTGTCCGCGTCCTTTATCTTGAACAGGCCGGGGTTGCTCTTGAGCCAGACGGTGTGCCGCTCGTCGTTGAGCCCCTCGACTATCTCCCTCTGGTCGTCCTGCGTGTACAGGAGCGGGAGCACCCTGTCGTCCTCGATGCTGCCGTCGAGGACGCCGTGGCAGTACTCGATCCTCTCGTCCCAGATGCCGTCCCTGATGTAGTTCTCGCTCGACAGTATCCACGTCATGGGCTGCCTCCTGGCGGACATCGACTCCTCGATGTTGTCGAGCAGCGCGCCGTTGTCCTCGACCGCGGCCAGCTCGTCGTAGATGAGGGCGCTGCACGAGAGGCCGTCCTTGCCCCTCAGCGGCGCCGACGACAGCGCGGCGAGCATCGAGCCCGTCACGTCGTAGTTGAGCGCGGACCTGCCGGTCTTCTGCGAGATCCCGCGCCGTATCCTCTTGGAGAGCATGGCGCTGTGGAAGGCCATCGAGTCGGCCGCGCCGAGGGCCTTCCTCGCCTGCGGCTCGGTGGTGGCGCAGCAGTAGACCTCCGCGCCCATCTCGCCGTCGCCCATCAGGTGGAACAGGCCGAGGCCGGATATGAGCGACGTGTTGTGCGTGGCGGTGTAGCTCCTCCCAACGAGGTAGAGGTGGCTCGGGTTGTCTATGGCGATGCACTTCGTCGGCTCGTCGGGGACGCGCTCGATGGAGACGATCGACTTGGTCCTTAGCGCGCGGTCGACCGAGACGTAGAAGCAGCCGGCGTGCTCGTGCGTGACCGCGAACACGCCGATGCTGGCGTACAGCTCGGCGACCCTCTCGGAGAGCTCGCGCGTCTCGAACACGGGGCTGGTGATGCCGACGCTGCGGCACTCGTCCTCGATGCCGCTCGCGACGGCCATCCTCTGGCTGACCGACGCGGTGAGGTACGCGTCGGGAAGCGTCGCGCCGCGCCTGCCCATTATCGAACGGCCGACGTCGTACGGGTGCGCCTCGAGACGCGCCGCGGGGTATTCGACTGGCTTGCACAGCGGTACGTGGTACCTGCCCGGCTCGAACCCGTCGAGCATCTCCTCCGTGGTCATGTCCCTTGCGTCACCGGACAGCACCGCATACTCAAGGGTCTTGCCCTTCCCGACGACGGTCCAGACGTGGTCGCCGGTGGCCTTCACCTTGGACCCGTCCTCGAAGGTGACGAGGAACACCGGCTTGTCGTAGAACACGTCGGACTCGGCTGTCACGAGAGACGGCCTGCCGTCCTGGCCGAAGACGCGGTCGCCTGTGTGAATGTCGGCGATTCTCCTCCATCCAGACGGCGTGGCGACCTCCGTGTCAACTCCGAGGCACTTGCCGTTCTTTCTGCCGAGTTCGAACACCACCTGCTGGAACTGCCTGAGCAGGTTCTCGTCCACGAACCCGTAGGCGAGCTCTATGCACGCCCTCTGGAACCGCTCCATGACGAACGGCTGCCACATCTTGTCGCCCTCGGGGATGACGCAGAAGCGCTCTATGAACTGGACCGGCCGCAGCGCCTTGTCGACGTCGTAGTGGAACCCGTGGTACTCCTCGTGGAACCTCGGCAGCAGGATCTCCGACAGGCGCCGCATGTTGGCGGACGCGACCTCCCTGCCGTCGTATATGTCCGTGAGGTACGCCTCGGCGTCGGTGACGCCGTTCTCGTCGACGTACCTGCTAGGAGTTGATGAACCGGTCGAAGTCATCGTATCCACCACCGTCCTCGGCCGCGGCGCTCGCCGCTGCCGGCTTCAGCAGTCCCTTGACGACGTTGGTGAGCGTCGCGTACTTCGCCACTATCTTCAGGTACACGTCGAGGTTCGCGTTGGGCACGACCTTCACGTGGCGGTTGTTCTTCGCCCCGGTCATCTCCTGTCGGGTCAGGCCGTCGGTGTGCAGGACCTCCTTGCAGCCCTCCATCATCGCCTCGAGCGTCGCCATCTCTCGCAGGTTCACCGCGAGCAGCTCGAGCGGGAGCCCCTCTATGTCGCTCGACAGCGTGCTCTTCAGCTCCTCGGTGCGGGCCTCGATGCCGGACGTGTCGTACCTCGGGTTCCTCGGCCTTGCCATCAGTCGTCCTCCCAGTCGTCGGGCTCGCACTCGTCCTGCTCCTCGTGGAAGTCGCACGTCCACGGGTCGCACCCGTAGCGGCACGTCCAGAGGTCCTCCTCGCAGTCGTAGCGCGAGTGCGCGCACGTCTCGCAGCCCATCAGCCCTCCTCGCCGTCCCCACGGCGCTCGAAGTCGCCGCACGTCCACTCCGGTGACATGAACCTCCGATGGAGCTTGCACACCGGCAGCTCGGTCCCCTCGACGTCCATGTGCTCGCAGTTCTGGCAGCACTCCCCCATGCCGACCTCCCGTCGTCCCTTGCGACACCGACCTACCACCGACGCCTGCTGGACGAGTGGACGTTCCTTCTCTCGTCGACCGTCTCCGTGAGCTGCATGATCTGCGCGGCGAGCGTGTCGTTGCCCGTCGGCACGACGCGTCCGTCCGCATCGAACGTGACCCTGCTCTCCCGCCTGCCGGAGTGGTAGAAGGCGTGGCAGTCCTGGCACACGCGCATGAGGTTGTCGTACGCGAGCGACACCTTCGGGTCGCCGACGTTCTCCGGTGTGAGGTGGCGTATGTGATGGATCAGCTTGGCCGGCCTGAGCTGGCCCATGCGGAAGCAGCGCTCGCACATGCCGGGCGGCACGACCGCGTTATCTTGCACGGTCGACTTTTCACCATCGTTGTCGATAAAGTAGTAACTTGCACCGTCGTACTTGACAACGTGTCCTGACGTGTCGACGGGGAGCGCCATGTAGTTCTTGGAGTTTCTCCTCCAAGCGGCGCTGTGGTAGAACGATGTCGCGAATCCTTGTGCCATGCGGGCGAGTCCGATCCGGCCAGATGGGCCAGTCAAGGTGCCCGTCACTCCGCTGCGGCACATGCTGTTCGTATGCCTGTGTTATACCACAAACGGTGCGCGTATATAAGTTCTCCAAATTTTAATTTCAACCATTCTCCGCACGCTATCCGAACTGGTTCGTCACCTGCGGAAACACGTGCGCGGATCGTGCGGCCGGTTGGCATGGCGGAGGGCAGGGACGGCAGCGGCGGCTGGCGAAATGGTACGCGACCCGAGGCTAGGCCCGCACGGTGCCGCGAAGATGGGCGGCGGATGGCTCGGCGGCTAGTCCGGCGTCTGCGTTTGCCCAGCTAGAATGGCATATGGGAGCGTAATCTTTCAGAATTCCTGAAAGATTACGAGACTGATTTTATATCGCGCGCGATTATTCTAAAATTTAGTATTTCGCAAAAAATCGGCGCGTAGAAAAAAAGAGGTGGGCAG